GTGGCGTTTTCTGAGTCTTCGGAACAAAAACCACCTTTACAGGCGGTTCAAGTTCCTCAGGGAGTGAGGTAGACTTGTAGCCCGAGAACGGGATCCACGTATGCGTACAATAGTAAGCATACGGAAAAACCGTCTCAAGTCGCTCTGTCCAAGTAGGAAAGAGCCACTTTTGGTTGCCCAGGAGCTTATCCTGAGTACTACCAGGGCCGTGCTTGGGTTTCAATGATGTCGATTCAATCGCCTTATTCAGACGACTGAGGACACCAGAGTAGAGCCAAGCGAAAGCGACATTAAACTCGTGCCTGTTTAGGGCACTAAGCGAGTTATCAACGCTTTCCAAATCCTCCTCACACTTTAAGTAACCAAGCTCGGCGCGGTGCTTCCGTGAATCCGTCGTCTCACGCTCAATCTTCTTAAAGATCAAGCAGAGCTGACGAATTGCACGTATAGCAGCAACGTCGGGCTGGTCGTGTATATACCCAGTTCGATCGTCGAACACCATCTGGACGAAACCATGCAAAAATGCAGGGAGACGCCGCCACTTCTTAAAGCCTATGAAGTGGTTGGATGAAATGCAGTTAAGCTCAAGGGCTTCTTCGAAGTCAGAGCAAAACTGCGGAAGTGTGATGGTGAGAAACCCATCTCCTTCATGTTCGACTCGATAGAGCATTGTAATAATGTCTCTATCGATGCTTGTACCACACTGATTCGCGCAATCCTGCGCGAGTTCAGACCAGAGTCCCGTCAGGCTTTTCATCGACCGCTTTCGGTTAGATGGGCTTGGCGAATCCTCTAGTTTTCAGAGTGCAGAAGTGACTATGTACCCTATCGCAACAACAGCGAGAATGGTCCATAGTACACAGAGCAAAATCCAGATGATTAAATCATCTAGACCCCGCAAGCCACTACCTCACGACTCTTTGCCAACGAATTTCGTTACGTTGGCGGGTGTGAGATAGGCCGTCATGGCCTTGGTCATGTCCTCGAGCTCAGTGCTCGTAAAACCTTGACCGCCGGCCGGAGCGTCCAGCACAGAATAGATAGATGCGGAATACGGAAGGTTTTTCGTCGGATCAAGAGGGTTGGTTCCAACCTTCTTGACATCCAGACGAGCCACCGACCGTTCCCGCTTACCTGAAGTGTGCTTCACGGTCAGTACGTAAGCCCCATCAGGGGAACGAAACTGACCATTGAAATCTCCCGAGCTTACGCGCGGGAGGGACTTGGCAGCACCAGCAATGGTGATGGACTGGGGATCTGAAAACATAGGACTCTTTCTGAAGGCAACACACCGTAACCATGGGTTGCAGTTACTCCTTGCCTAAGGGATCTAAGGCCGCACTCCTTGTGAGAGTGACTTAGAAACGAAGCCTTGAGATTGTCAAGGCCCCGAGGATGGACGTCTGGAAAGCATTAAACTCTTTCCAGGTAAGTCCAAAACCAAAGGGACTTGCTCTGACACGATATTTACGCTCATAACTGATCGTTCCTACCGTGTCATAAGGGACACCATTAATAGTACCTGTATGGCGAAGAACTTCTTCATCCTTAAAGGTACCCATGATGTAACCCCGTTGCAAGTGCAGTCCGCTTCTCCCGAGGTAGGAGAGATTGGTCACGACATCGTTAAAATTCGTGAACCAATCAACGAACCAACTCCAGGGAATAAGGTTCCAAAAGTCTATCGCGGTAGGGATCACTCCCATTCCCAACTGCTTCTCTAAATCTGAAATCAGATTTTGAAGCTGATGGACCTGATAGTACTTAAACGTGCAACTAGACCAGATCCTGTAGGACTGCGTTCTAGTGCTCGTGACCTTATCGTTCCGAGAAAGGTATTGATACAGTGTATACATCTCTGACGTTCCCGTCAGATTAGTATTTACTGTACTTTCACCTTTATCCAGAACCTTGCGCACGCGAAATTCTTCATCAAGATTGTGTCTGATGAAGTCATTCGCTCGCGGAGACATCAAAAGCTGAAACAGCTTTTGAAGATCCGACACTGTTGGCATGAGTCCAAACTGTAAGTTTAGATACTCACCACCAACAGAGCGCACTTTTCTCTCCGATCCTAGGATCGTAAGAG